GACTGCGGCGGGACGATGAGCCGCCCCTCGACGTTCACGCTGATGACGCCCATCGGCAGCACGCCGCCGGCGCCCTTGGTGAAGCCCTGCCCCCACGGGAACCAGCCGCAGTCCACGACCGTAGTGCTGGCGGCGCAGATCACCGGGCCGGTGTAGCCCTTGCCGCTGAGCCCGCGCACGACGAACGAGCCCGAGGTGACGGCGGACTTCGCGGCCGTGACCTGCGCCCAGAGGGAGAACGACTCGATGACGTTCGTCGAGACGAGGTTGAAGGCGAACATCCGGTCGATGACCAGACTCTTCCCGCCCCCGCCGTAGCCATTGAAGATCTCGAACCCGGCGAGGACCCCGGGCCGGACGACGAGCGAGGCGACCGCCGCGGTGCTCATGGTGGACCAGCCGTTGCCCCGGCGGGTCATCTCCGTGTAGGGCGGCAGGCCCTCGGCGCAGATCTGCTCGGACCGCTCGTTGTAGGCGGGCTGGCAGACGGGCGCCCCGATGGGGGTCCGAACGACGCCCTGCAGCTGTGTGACGTCCATGTCGAGCTCCTTACCCGGCGAGGAGGACGAACCCGAGGAGGTAGTCGATCCCCGTCGAGGTCGCGAGGTTGTTGGTCGTGCACGACGCGCTGATGGCGGTGTTCACGTCGCAGACGGCGAACGAGGCGCCATCGGCGAGGATGGCGCCGCCCGTGGCGCCCGCCACGATGAGCGCGCTCTGGGTGAGGCTCGCCTGCGCGCCGGCCATCAGCTTGACGCTCGAGGCGCCCTGCGTGCCCGTGATGTCCACCGTGGTGACCGTCGCGGCCGAGCCCCCGTAGGAGATCATGGCCATGTAGGTCATCTGGTAGCAGAGTCCGGGCAGCGCGGGCAGGAGCTCCTTACCCGCGTTGACGTCGGCCGTGACGACCCGGAGGCGCTTGAACTGCTGGGTGTTCGTGGCGACGGGCCCGAAGTGGGCGACCGTCTGCCCGTCCTTGCCGTAGAAGACGAGGTAGCCGTTGCGCCACTGACTCTTGACTGCGGTGGCAGGCATCTCCGTGGTCCTTTCCATTGCCGGGGGCCGAAGCCCCCGGCATCAGCGGCGGTTCCGCTTCCTCAGACGATGTTCGTCAGCGGCGGCTGGTAGCGATCCGCGCTGATCACGGCCAGGCAGCTCACCAGCATGATCGTCGCGGTCGCGCTGATCACCGCCGTCAGGTAGACGTTGGCGTCCGGCATCTCGGCGCTGTCGATGTCCACGATCATCGTGCGGTTCTTGAACGTGGCCGCCGTCAGGGTCAGGCCGGTCAGGGCCACCGCCACGGCCGCGTCGTACTGGTCCGCCGTCGCCACGCCCTTGTAGACGCTCGTGGCCAGGCGATACCGGAACGCGATGCCGGTCGTGATCGCGGCCAGGGTGAGGCCGCTGGAGATGATGAGCGTCGAGTCGCCGGTGATCGCCCCGAAGTTGAACAGGAACGAAACCGAGGCGCCCTTGCCCATCTGGAAGCTGTCGCCGGTGATGCCCGCCGAGCCGTAGTCCTTGGCTTCGATGACGGGGATCACCGCGAACCGATCGAGGAATCTCATGGCTGCGCTCTCCTCAGTGTCGCCAGTCCGCCGTTAGGCGCGGACGGCCAGGTCGATGAACGGGCTCAGGGTCACCGCGCCGTTCTTCGGCGTGATCGCGGAGCGCGGCAGCGGCTGCCCGTCGATGCGGTACAGCGCGCGGAACGTGGTCTCGTCCTGCAGGAACCGGACGTGGATGCTCGAGTCCTGCTGGACGCCGGTGGCCTTGCGGATCACGCGGTACTGCGAGAGATCGCAGAGGATGATGTCGCCCGGGGTGCCGAGGGTCTGGCAGTACTCGACCGGGATGACGTCGCGCCCCTTGATCTGCAGGATGCCCGTCGGCCCGTAGTTGATGAACCGGGGCTGCAGGGCCGCGGTCCCGACCGGCAGGGCGAGCTCGTCGAGCGCCTGCTGGCAGTCGACGTTGATGAGCCACACCGCGTCGAGCTGCGAGCGCGCGGGCAGCCGGGCCCACATCTTCGAGAGGTTGGTGGTGACGATCGAGGTCGCGGCCTGGTTCGTCTCCTTCGCCTGCGAGATGAGACAGGGCGCGTTGAGGATCCCCAGCGGGTGCGTGTGGCCCAGGCCGTTGATGATCGCGTCCTCGGCCTTGAACGTGAGTTCCTCGGCGAAGGCCGAGGTCAGCTCCGCCTGGAGCGCCGGGGCGTCCTGGGTCAGCTCGTCGGTCATGTAGCCGACGCAGCCGAGCTTCCGGAGCTTGAGCTCGATGCGCGCCAGCTTGATCTGGGAGGCCGTCGGCGCCGTGCCCTCGTCCACCCAGTAGCCGAGCACCCCACCGCGGCGGGACCCGTCCGCGCGCGAGGTCTCGTTGATGACTTGGAACGTCATGCTGTTGCCGTCGATGGGCCGCTGGGACACGCGGGAGAGGATGTTGCCCATCTCCCACATGTTCTTCTCAATCCCCTGTGCGAACTCCAGGGGGATCGCGTAGCCGCCATCGGGGGCGATCTGCTCGCCCATCCCGGAGGCCGCCGCCGTCAGCCGCGGGTCGACGATGTGATTGGCGTCCGCGGCCTTCACGGCCATCAGGAAGGCACCGAGATTGGGCCACGGAGCGTCTTCGGCGCGGTTCTTCCCGACCGCGATGACCGGCGCACCGTTGCCGGCCGCGCTGGCCACGGCGGGCGCCGTGCGCTCGAACTCCGCCTGGGAGGCGACCTGGCCGAGGGCAGTCGTGAGCGTCTCGCGCTCACCCTTCAGCTTCTCCCACTGAGCGGACTGCTCCGCCGTCAGGGGTTCGTCGCCGGCCGCCTCGTGGATCCCGCGCATCTGCGCCGTCACCGCCTCGAGCTTGGCGCTCAGCCTGCTCGCGCGACTCGCGAAGGGAACGGCGAGAGCCGCGGTGGCCAGGGTCATCGTCGCCCCGGAGGGCTCGGTGGTCATGGCCGCGAGGAAGTTGTGCAGGGGCGAGATCGAGGGCGTGGCGTAGGCCATGAGGTGGGCGCTGAGGCCGGGCCAGAGCGCGCTGGCCGTCAGCAGCAGCAGGACCACGGCGCCGAGGGCCAGTCCGATCCATCGCAGGTTGATCCGCTTCATGTCCGCTCCCTGGTGAGAGCGGGCCCGAACACACGAGGGGCAGGGGGTGGGAGGCGCGAGGACCGAGCAACGAAAAGCGGACGGGACGTCGCGCCAGAGCCCGAAGCTCCGGTCGCATGTCCTGCCCGCTACCGCGCGACAGTGACCTGATCTGTTGTGTCTTGCGTCAGTTCCGGCGCTCCGTCCCCTGCCGGGTGGCGGCGTGCACCGTTCTGGCGTACAGTGCTACAGTAGGGCTTTACACCTCACCTGTCAAGCGCGAGTTCGCGGTCGCGCCGCGCGGCGCTCGGGCCGCCGGACCGCTTCACGCGCGTCGACAGCCGGGCCACCGCGTCCTCAAAGGTCCCGATCCGGTCGGCGAGGTTCGCCTTCACGGACTGCTCCGCGCCGAGCACCCGGCCCTCGCCGTAGCCGGCGCGCACGTTGGCCTGGGTGTCGCGCCGATGCGTCGCCACGGCCTTCACGAACCAGCCGTAGACCTCGTCCACGCGCGCCTGCAGGACCGCGCGCGCTTCCTCGCTCAGGGGCGCCCAGGGCGCGCCCTCGAGCTTGTGCTTCCCGGCGCTCACGGGCGTGATCACCACGCCCTCCTTCGCGAGCGCCTGCGACCAGTCCTCGTGCGCGGTGTAGACGCCGATCGAGCCGGTCTCCCCACTGGGCGTCACCATGATCTCGTCGGCCGCGGACGCGATCCAGTACGCGGCCGAGGCGCAGAGGCTCCGCGAGATCGCGAGCATCGGCTTCGTCCCGCGCGCAGCGAGGATCTTCGCCGCCAGCTCCGGCACCCCGGTGATGGTGCCCCCGGGCGAATCGACGTCGAAGAGAATCGCGCTGATGGACCGGCTCGCGAGCGCGGCGTCGAGTTGCGCGCCGATCTCGTCGGTCGAGGTCCCCAGGCTCTGGGGGTGCTCGGCGATGATCCCAACGATCGGGATCACGGCGATCGCGGCCTCGGGCGCGGCGGTTCGGGTGCGCTGCGCGGCCGTCTCGATCCCGAGCTCCGCGTGGAGCGCGGCGCCGTCGAACGCCTCGCCGGCCAGCTTGCGCTGGAAGACCTGGACCAGCGCGCGGCCCAGACGGGGTTCGATCAGGAGGGGCTCGCTTAGGGCGCGCAGCAACCGGGGGATCTGGCTCATGGTCGGCTCCTCAAGCGGCGTGGCTCAGGGCCGCGGCCGCGGTGAACGTCTCGTCCAGGATGGCAGCGATCTCGCCTTCCCGCTGCGCGGCCCATCCGTCCGGCACACCGGCCGCAAGGGCGCTGAGGGCGGTCCGCTCGATGCGTTCCGCCGCCTGGTCGGCCGCCCATACGTCGAACCCGCCCGCGACGGCGAAGGGGGCGATCGCCTGCGCGGCGTGCGCCCGATGCTTCGTGTAGAACCGCTGGGCCCACGCCACGAACTTCCCCGGATCCGCCACGGCCCCGGCGGCATGCTTCTCGACTTCGCGCACCTCCGCGGCAGCGATCCGCTGCGCGGCATCGGCCAAGAGCGGCGCCGGGATGGCCGCGGCGTCGAGCTCCTCGTCGGTGGCGGAGGGTTCCTCGGCCGGCGGCGCGTTCCCCGCGGGGACGGCGCCCGCGGTCGGGTTCGGTGCCGCACTCGGCGGCGTCTGCTGATAGACGTCCCCGCCGGGATCTTCCCGCGGGTTCATGTTGAGGAGGGCGCGGCCCTCGTTCGCGTTCAGGAGCCCCTGCTGGCGCTCGATCGCGATGGCCTGCACCACGCTCAGGAGGTCGCCGCGGAGGAGGCCGGCGTAGTCGAAGGCGATGAAGTACTCCTCCTGCTCGTCCTCGGCCAGGAGGTCCCGCATCAGGGCCTGCTCGATGCGGTCCCCGATCGGCTTGGCGCAGAAGGCGACGAACCCGCCCTTGATCTGCTCGATGTTCGTGCCCCAGGTGGTCTTATCCTCATGGCCGATCATGAACGGCGGCACCCGCCCGAAGTACCGGCAGATTTCCGCCAGCTGGAACTTCCGGGGGTCGGTCAGGAAGCCGGACTCCGAGAGGCCCGGCAGGATCTCGTATTTCACCCCGCCCTCGGCCAGCAGGAGCTTGCCGCGGTTCGCCCAACCGGCCGCGTTCTCCTGGTAGACCCGGTGGAACTCCGACCGCGTCGTCGGATCGAGCCTGGCAGGGTGGGTCGCCATCACGCGACCGGAGCCGTCATTCTGGAGCCACCGACCGCTGAACCGCTCCGCCGCGGCCGCGACCGCTATGGCTTCGCGGGCCAGCACCGTGCGGGCCTGCCCGGCGATGGCGTCGTCACTCGCATCCCGGATGTGCAGCATCTGCTCCTGTGACAGGAGGCGCTCCGGGCCGATGCTCGGCGCGTCGACGATGTTCGGGGTCGGCTTGATCCGGTAGCGGAGCTGGCGGTTGGCGAGCTGCTCGACCCGCACCCGGTCGGGGTGCAGGGGCACGAGCTCGAGCGTCTGGAAGTCCTTCTCGGCGTAGGCGTTCCCGCGGAGGAAGAGCTGCCGGACCTGGTATTCGATGAACTCGAACCGCGTCTGCCAGCTGTTCGGCCTGCGGCTGAGGATCGGGTAGAGCGGGTGGTCGATCGCCCGCTCGTTCCCGCCGTTCGGCAGGTTCTTGTAGACCCGCAGGGAGAGGGAGGCCAGCGTCATCGAGAGAACTTCAATGCAGGCGTGTACAACGCTGACCCGCATGGCGACGTCTGGCGAGACCGGAAGGCCGGCATACGTGGCCTGGCCCCGGTCGCTCTGACCCCGGAAGAAATCATCGAACGGGCCCGGCATGTTGGCGCGGAGCGCGCTCTGCTCAACGCGCGAAAGTAGCCCCATACCTACCCCCTATCCTTCCGGTGGCGGCGGGCCATCCACACGAGCAGGCTCGCATTGTGCTTCGAGCAGTTACAGGACTTGCATGCCGCAGCGGCGTTCGTGATGTCGTGTTCCCCTCACGCTCATGGTCCGGATTCGTGATGCGGTCCCTAGCCATCCATTCACGGTGACGTTTGCGCAGCGCATCGCCATGCCGGGTGCGATACCTCTTCCCGATCAGGCGCCGGCGCTGGATCTGTTCCGCCGTCATCGGATCCGCCTCGCCGTGAGCAGCGGGCCGATCCAAGCATGAGCCACCAGGACGGCACCGACGATCGGCAACCGCCCAGCCGCGAACCCGATCAACGCGAGACCCCCATAGAACTCCAGATCCCGAAGGTCGAAGTCCAGCGCGACCCAGCGCGCCGCGACCCATGTGCAGACGGCTGCAAAGAGGCGCCTCATCCGAACGAGATCCCGAGGAAGGGGGCGACGCTCTCGAGGAGCTGCGCGCCCTTGAACGCCAGCACCAGGGCGACCGCCGGGTCGATCTTGTTCTCCGGCCGGTCCTTTCGCGGGAAGATGTTCTCATTCGCGTCCGGGCGGACCGTGACGTTGGAGACCGCGTACGTCAGCACGGGATCCCCGGTGTGGTGGAAGCGCCCCGCGCAGACGGCCGCCTCGAGGTCCTTCATCGGCGCCGAGAGGTGCTGGACCTGCTGGGGCACCTCCAGCACCGCCTTCTCGTCGATGCCCTCGCGCTTCAGGATGTCGGTCACCGCGCGGCAGTTCCACGGATCGGCCAGGAAGAGCGCGAGGCTATGCAGCTTGCCGTCCTCGAGCACGTCCTTCGCGAGCACGTCGTAGTCGGTGTCGTTCCCCTCGGTCGCCGTGAGGTGGCCGGAGTGCGCCCAGCCCTGGTAGTGCCGGTTCTTCGGGTCGTCCACCGCGGCGCGCGGCACGTAGTGCCGGCCGAAGGCGTAGTAGTGCGGCTCGCCCTCAATCTCCCGCCGGAAGACGCGGACCACGCTCGTCAGATCGAGTCGGCTGGCGAGGTCCGCACCGAAGGCGGCGGGCTCCCCGACGAACTGCTCAGGCGTCAACGTCGGGTCCTCGCACCGATGCCACCACTCCATGTTCATGAAAGGCGAGCGGGCCGAGCACCAGACGTCCAGGTGCTTGGTCTTGAAGACGTTCTGCAGACGCGCGTCGTTGATCGCCGCCCGCTGTTGCTCCCGGAGGTAGGATCCGGAGACCGAGACGTCGAAGTTCGGGTTCGCCTTCCGGAGCGCGACCTCCGAGGTCCAGTCATCCCCCTCGTCGATCGTGTAGATGATCCCGAAGAGGCGCTCGTCCTTCGCGCCCTCGAGCATCTTCTGCACCCGCTCCCGGAGCGCATAGCAGGGCCCGCCGATGTCCTCGCCGGCCGTCGTGATGACGTCGGCCAGGGGCTGCTGCCGGGCCCCCATCCCCGTGACCATCGTGTCGAACTGCGCCGAGTCCGGATGCTCGTGGTACTCGTCGGTGATCGAGAGCGAGGGGCTGGCCCCGTCGCCCGGCTTCCCGATGATCGGCTCGAAGCGCGCCCCGGTCTTCAGGATCGTGAGGCTCTTCGCGTTGACCTGGACGCCGAACTGCTCGAGGAACTCGGGCGTCCGCTCGGCCATCTGCTTCGCCGGCCGGAAGACCTCCCACGCCTGCTTCTCGGTCACCGCGCCCGAGTAGGCCTCCGCGCCGTACTCCCCGTCGGCCGCGAAGAAGTAGAGCCCGTCGATCGCAGCGCCGACGCTCTTGCCGTTCTTCCGCGGCACCTCGAGGTACGAGACCCGGAACCGGCGGAACCCCGTCGCCTTCTCGACCCAGCCGAACAGCATCGACCGATGGAAGCACTGCCACGGCTCGAGCTTGATCCGGTTCGGCTTCCCCACCTGGGGCTGGGCCCACTGGCCCTTCACGTGCGGCAGGAGCTCCGCGAACCGGCATGCCGTCTCGGCCTTCGCGGCGTCGAACTTGAACGGGAACCGCTTCCCGCGCGCCTGGCGGAGGTCCTTCAGGTGCCGACGGCACGCGAGCTTCACCCACTTGCAGGCGAGGATCTTCCCCGCCGCCACCCGCTTGGCGTAGGAGAGGGACTTCTCGACGTGGGGCCGCTTCGGGGCGCTCATCCGGACAGCTTCGCGAAGGGGTTGACCACCTTCGCCTTCTCGCCCGGCACCTTGAGCTTCGAGCGGCTCCCAGCCATGCCGCCCAGGTCCGACAGATAGCCGCGGAGCACCGCGTAGTCCGCCGCCTTCCCGCCTTCGCGCACGATCGCGGCGAACTGCTTCGCCGCCATCTCCACGGCCACGCGGTCGGCGCCACCGAGCCAGGGCATGTCCGCCGCCAGCTCGCGCCACCGGGCCTTCTCCGCCTCGTCCAAACGGTCCGGCGGATCGCCCAGAGGCGCCGTGACCTCGGGTTCGCCCTCGCGCTCCCGCAGGCGCTTCGGGTTCTTCTTGAAGGCACCCACCAACTTGAGGTATTTCGTCGGCTTTCGGGGTCTGGCCATCAGGACACCCCAACTGCCGCGAAATGAGGCCCCGTGATGCGAATTGGGTTATGTGGACGTGAAAGGGAAGCCCCGATGCGGTCCACAGACGATCCAGAAGGACACTTTCTGGCGTTGGGGGGGTCGTTGACGCGGATGCCCTTGCTGTGCATCGCGCTCATGCAACCACCAACCCCTTGCCCTGCACCACGACCATGCGCTGCCCGCGCGACTCAGCGGCGCGCTTCACGCCATGGCAGGCCAGGCACAGCGACTGATGATTCGTGAGATCGTCCACACTGCCACCCTGCTCGATCGGGATGATGTGATCGTCCACCTTCATAGGTACGACCTTGCCCACAGCCAGGCAGGCGACGCAGAGCGGCTGGTCTGCCCTCACGACAGTGCGACGCTTGCGATGCTGACTGCCGTAGCCACGCGACGCTGCACTGCCACGCCTATGCTCTGCGTCACGACGATGGGCGAGACACTTCCCGCCTGTCGTGTTGTAGCAGCATCCAGGCACACTGCAGGGGCGTGCAGGGCGTGTGGGCATCAGGGCGCCAGTCCGACCAGTTGATCGACGCTGAGTTCGCGCGCCTCGAGTGGGTCAGAGAGGTCGTACGTGAACTGCCCTATTCCACCCCCGCATCGCACAGGGATGCCCACTGCACGCGCATCCCATGGGAGGAAGCAGATCTCGCCATCAGCAGGACCGCCGCGTAGCGCCCAGATCCGGATCGCGTCCATCGGTTCTCTGGTCTCCGCGATGTGCTCACCCATAACTGAACTCCTGGTAGCACCGCTCGTTCGCCAGCATCAGCTCGATCAGGTCCAGCTTCTCGACCGTGGCGCCGGTGACGATCCGCTCCCGGTTCTCGTACAGGTCGCCCAGCATGATCAGCATC